TCGACGTCGAAAACTCCACCCGCCAATCCAGACGCCAATACCGGCCCCTGCGCATCCAAACCCCCCACCTCGACCCCGACCTCCTCCGCATCGAGATCCGCGTCCAAGGACTCGACCTCACCACCCCCACCGACGTCACCTGGCTCCAACACACCGTCGCCGCAGCCAACCCCGACGTCATCGTCATCGGCCCCATCTACAAGCTCGCCAACGGCGACCCGACCGAAGAAACCTCCTCCAAACCCGTCGCCATGGCCATCGACCACATCCGCGCCACCTCCGACGCAGCCGTCATCCTCGAAGCCCACGTCCCCAAAGCCACCGGCGGCACCAAACGACGCCCCCACGAGCCCTACGGCTGGTCCGGATGGATGCGCTGGCCCGAAATCGGCATCTACCTCGACGACGACGGCAAGCTCCACCACTGGCGCGGAGCACGCGAAGAACGAGCCTGGCCCACCGAACTCCAACGCGGCGGCACCTGGCCCTGGACAGCCGTCCCCTCCGACGCCGACCGCACCTTCGACCTCATCCGCGCAGCCCGCCTCAAAGCACGCCGGCCGCTCTCCCTGCGCGACCTCGAGCAGCACACCGGCATCAGCAAATCCAGCCTCGACCGCGTCATCGGCAAGGCCGGACCCTACGGCCACATCTGGCGCACCTACAACGCCAACAAGCACCCCGAAGACGACCCCCGATGAACACAGTTATCCACATCTGTGGAAAAAGATATCCACAGAATCGCCGCCAATTCACAAACGCACAACTGTCCCAGAACCACCCCAAAAAACTGGGACACCACCCCTGTCCCAACCTGTCCCACACCCCCCTGGGACACCCCCTGACCTGCGAAAACACCACCCGACAGCACTGTCCCAGACACACCAACCTGGGACACCACCACAACCCCTGCAATTCCAGGCAAAAACAGCTGTCCCAGCTGTCCCCTACTACGTAGGTGGGTGGCACCCCACACCCACCACCCACCGACGACACGCAGGCCCGGCCCGCCATCCACACAGGAGCACCCCATGACTGAAGACGAGAAACTGCGACTCAAGCTCGTACACATCCTCGACCAGGCCGCGGCCCAGGCGGAGCAGCACGAAGCACTCCTGGCCCGAATGGCCGCACGGATCGCCGCCATCCCCTCGCCCTTCGAACTCGCGGCTCGAACGCTCGAGAACCCCAAGGACGAGACCGATGCCTGAGGACCGCAAGGACGACCGTCAGTGCACTGCGACCGCCAAAGGTTCGGGTGAGCGTTGCAAGCGGTTCGCTTCGCCGGGCTCCACGGTGTGCGTGAAGCACGGTGCTGGCGCCCCGCAGGTGCGCGCTGCGGCTGAGCGTCGGCTCGAGGAGCAGCGGGCGCAGAGTGTGCTGCGTGAGGGTCTGGCGGCGGCTTACGGCGACGTGGTGCCGTCGGTGGATCCGGCGGAGGCGATGTTGGCGGCGGTGTCGTGGAAGTACGCGGAGGTGGTGGCGTTGCGGGTGAAGGTGGCGGAGCTCGACGACAAGGAGCGGGTCTGGGGTCGCACGCGGAAGAAGACCGGCGGCGACGACCACGGCACCACCAAGGAGGCGGGACCGAACGTGTGGTGGCAGATGCTGCACCGGGCTGAGGAGCAGCTGGTGAAGTTCGCTGCCGCGGCCCGGTCGGCTGGCTGTGATGAGCGTCGGGTGCAGATCGCGGAGGATCTGGGTCGTCAGATCGCGGCCGTGTTGCAGGCGTTCGCTGCGGCGCAGTTGGCGTCGGTGTTGAGTCTGCTCGGGTCGGGAGTGCCGGCCGGGTTTGAGGCTGGTTGGTCGTCGGCGTTGGCTGTGAATGCGCCGGCGGCGTTGCGTGGTGTTGGTGGTGGGGTGGGGTGATTGTTCGGGGTTGTTGGGGTTTGTCCCTTGACGTGTTCCCTGGTGTTCCTTAGTGTTCGGGGTAGAGCGTCTGGTGCGTGTTGGGTCCAGCCAATGCGTGGAGGCTGCTCGGCTTCTGTGAAGGGCGACCCTGATGAGCACGAACACTCTCGACCGTCCGGTTGGCGTCACTGAGACGACCGACCAGCCCGACCAGGCCGCGCACATCGTGCACGTGCCGGCCGACGGTTCGAACGAGACCCCGCAGAGCTACATCCTCCGTGCCCGCGTCGAAGGGTTCGCTGTCACGGCCCTGTGCGGCCACACCTGGATCCCGGAGCGCGATCCGCAGCCGCTCCCGGTCTGCGAGCCGTGCCTGGCTGTCTGCCGCCACGACCCGAAGGGCCACGGCGACCGGGGGGACTTGCCCGATGCGTGAAGTCGACCGCACTCCCGCCCCCGCTGGACACGCCAGAACGGACCACGCATGAGCACTAGCGAGACCCGCGTCGAGTGGCGCGTCGAGAGCGAGACCACCGAAGACGACTTCGGGGCAGACGAGTCAGCTGCCCGCGCATGGCTGCTCACATGTGCCGAAAACCCCGACTGGGAGCCAGCCGTATTGATGCGCCGCGAGGTGACTGTTTCGACGACCGACTGGGTCGCCGAGCAGCCCACCCCCTCCCCCCTGTCCGAGAACGCCGGAAGGAACGACCGATGAAGGTACGCAGCATTGAGCTCGACGAGCAGGATCTGCCCGAGCGGATCACCGTCACCATGACGATCCAGGAGGCCGTGCTGATCGGGTCTCACGTCGGCAGCGTGACGCCGACGACAGAGGCGACGCACGGCGTGTACGACGCGCTGTCGAGCGTGTTCAACGCGTTCTGGGAAGACGGCATCAACGACGCGAAGAGGGCCGTCCGATGACCGCGACGATCACGACCAGCACCGGAACAACGATCAGCGTTCTGTCGGGCGCCGACGGAGAGCTCGTCATGCTCACGAACCCCGACGCACCTGCCGACCTGCGCACGATCGAGGCAGGTCGCCTGGCGAGGCACTTGGACACGGTCGGATTTCAGCCCGCGCCGTTCTTCCCGGCCGCCCTGTCGGCCGAGGTGCTCCGCGGGATTGCCGACCTGCTGGAGGAGTCCCGATGACCACCGACCCCACCGCCCAGTCGGGGAAGGGCGCGAGCCGCACGCTCTGCGACCTGGGACGGCTGCACGCGGCGGGCGTCTGCTCCTGCTTCGAGCGCAACCGCCCGATCATCCCCACCGCCCAGTCCACCCCCACGCCTGCCATGGCTGCCCTCGAGGCGTACCGGTTCGCGCAGGCCATGGCCGTGACCGAGAAGGCGCGCGGCAACGAGGGGGCCGAGCGTGCGTGGCTGGATCTGCTGCACCTGCTCGACCAGGCTGCCGCGACCCTGGCCCCCAAGCCTGCGGCCGCGGCAACGCCGGAGGGGGGTGAGGCGTGCCGCGCATGTCAGGGCCCGATGACGACAGCGGACCTCAAGCCTGGCGACGACCTCCCGCTGTGCACGCGCCACTGGAACTGGTGGCTGGCTCAGTTCGTGGGCACCGATGATCTGCCGCCATGCGCGGCCCATCTGATCCGCGAGGAAAGCGCATGAGCACCGACGACACGACCCCCACGCCTGCACCCGTGGCAGTGCCGGAGGGAGGGTGGCGCGACGGGGACTGGCTGGCGCTCATCGACGGTCGCGTCTGGCACGTCAGTGACGACGCTCTCTTGCACGACGAACGAGGCCGAATCATGGATGCCGACTACGTGTTCAGACGCGGCTACGTCGTCTACGTCCACGCCCCCCGCGAGGCGTATGGGGAGCCGAATGATACGACGCAACACGCCCCCCGCCGCGAGCCCGTCGTGGCCCCGCTGCCGACCGAGGCGGTGCGCGCTCTCGCCGCCGCGCTCTACAGGCTCGAATGGGAGGCCGACCTCTACGCCACGCCACGAGGGGCAACCACCGAGAGGTACGAACGTCGAGCACGACGCCTCACCGCCGCGCTGCCGCACCTCCTCCCCGCCGCCGACCAGCGTGCACGGGACGAGGGGGCGGTGCGGAAGGCGGTGGTCGAGCACCGACTGCACTGTTCCGCGCAGTCGTGCTGCCTCGACGTCCTAGACGGCTCCCGATGAGCGCCCGCAGCGGGGGCAGCGTGCAGGCCGAGGCGCGGCGGCGGGTCACCTTCGCCGATGTGGTCGACGCGGCCAACGAGGTGCTCGCCCTGGTGCAGCTGCTCGACTCCAGGCACCACGACAGCGGGGGCTGGACGGCTGCACGCGCTCTGAATCGTCGACGCCAGGCGCTCGTGACCGTGCGCCAGGAGTTGCACACCGCCGTGCACGACTCCCAGCGGCGATGGGCCCTCGCCGGACTGCAGACCGAGGCCGAGCACCTGCGGCGCGACTTCGACCTCGCCACCACCACCGAGAGGAGCCCGTCGTGAGCAGCAAGCAGGAGCAGGTCGAGGCGCGGACGCTGTCGGGGGTGCACCTGGGGATGACCATCTCGTTCCGAGACGGCCGGACCCTGGTGGTCGGCGAGATCGAGCACACTCGCGCGGGGGTCCTGGTGTACCCGGAGCGTGGAGCGGGTGCGTGGCTCAACCTCGGGCCCTCCGACCTCGTCACCCTGACCGATGGGGGTGCGTCGTGAGCGCGCCGATCCTGGACCCTGCCAGCGGGTCACGGATGTTCTACTTCGACAAGGCAGACGAGCGCGTCGAGTTCGGTGACATCCGAGACGAGCGGCACGTCCTCTGCGACGGTCGAACACTGACCGTCTCGCCAGACCATTTAATGGACTTCCGCGACCTGCCGCACAACGATGACACCTTCCACCTGGTCATCTTCGATCCGCCGCACCTCGTGCGTGTCGGGGAGAACGCCTGGATGGGCAAGAAGTACGGCCGCCTCGACCCGGCCACCTGGCCGGAAGACCTGCGCGCCGGGTTCGCTGAGTGTTTCCGAGTCCTCAAGCCCCACGGCGTCCTCATCTTCAAGTGGAACGAGACCCAGGTGCCGGTGTCGAAGGTGCTGCAGCTCACCGAACAGCGACCCGTGATCGGACACCGATCCGGCAAGACGGCGCGCACGCACTGGATCACGTTCATGAAGGAGGCTGGCCGATGAGCGCCGCCAAGAACATCTGGCACGCCCTAACCTGCTCGGTCCGTCGACGCTGGCTCCGACGCCGCATCCATGCGCCGTTCTGGGCCGATGACCCGGTGGCGCAGATGCTCGGGGTCGCGCAGTACGGGTGCCGTCGCTGCGGGCGAGGCATGACCGAGCAGCGGGATCGTCAGGAGGCCGACCGGTGAGCGCCGCGGACGAGCAGGCGCGGGAGGTCGAGCTGGTCCTCGCCGCTCACGACCTCTTCGAAGGCGCGGGCGGTGCCACTGAGTGCACGTGCGGCTGGCCGCACCCTGACGACGACTGGCACGAGCACCCCGTGCTGCACATCCTGGCCGCCCTCGAGCCCATCCGCGCGGCCGAGCGGCAGGAGGCGGCACGGGAGGCGCTGCTGGCGGCGGCGGATGCTCTCGGGTCAGACCCGAGCGGGGCTGCCGCTCTAGAGACCTTTCGTGCGGACGACGGACGGATGTCTCTGCGTGTGGCACCGATCGACCAGTGGCTCCGCGACCGTGCTGACGGCGTGACCGGGCGGAGCGAGACAACGCTACCGATCCACCGAACCGAAGCCGGCTGGCCGGACTGCTCCACCTGCGACGGCGGCGGCTGCCCCGACTGCACGGATCCGGCGTGACGCCCCCGTGGCGCGAGTGGCTCATCCTCGCCGCGTTCGCCCTCTGCCTCGCCACCGGCGCCTACCTCGCGCTCGAGCACAACACCCACCACCCCACCAGCCAGGAGAACTGACCATGGCCATCGCCCTCACCATCATCGCCCTCCTGACCCTCGCCCTCCTCGCTTTCCGGAACGAACGAGCCATCCGCAACCTCAACCGCTCCACCAAGCGCATGAGAACCGACGCACAGACCGCCCTGCAAGAGGCCTCCGACGACTACCACCGCGGCACCGCCACCAACGCCCAGCCAGACCAGCCCACGGCTGCCCGCATCGTCAGCGCCCACACCAACGTCGACCCCGACGCCCTGGCCAGCGCCGTAGAAAACCTCACCGGCGGCGTCATCCACGCCGCCCTGTCAACCGTCACGGGCCGCCCAGCGTGCTGGCTGGCAGGACGCGACGGCGACTACCGCAGCACCACAGGATTCGACCGCGTCACCTGCCCCGACTGCCTCCAGCTGCTCAAGGCCGTCGACGAGCTCAACGCTGCAGGACTCAGCACGGAACAGATCAATGACAACGCACTCGAGGCCGTCCGAGAACTCTCCTCCAGCCACGGCAACCAGGAGCCAGCATGACCCTGCCCGACGACGGCCTCTGCGCCTACTCCGACCTCCCACCCCGCCAGTGCCACCACTGCGACCCCACCCCACGCCCCGGCACCCCCCGCCCCATGCGCATCGCCCACCCCATCGCCCTACAAACCACCAACCCCGTCATGACCGACGCCCTCACCCACGCCATCCTCAACAAAGCCACCCGCGCCCTCGACCGCGACCAACCCGCCACACCCCACGACTACGTCCAAGCCCTCACCGAACCCACCACCCACCACGAACCCCGCACCCTCCAACGCACCAACCCCGACGGCACCAACTACTGGCTCACCGACAACCACCGAACCATCAGCCTCCCCCTCCTCGAACAACTCACCTCCGCCATCGCCACCACCGGCGCCATCGAAGGCGGAGCACACACCTTCACCTCCAAACCAGCCGCCCGCATCGACGCCATCGACGTCCTCCAAGCCATCGAGACCGAAGCGCTCTCCTGGTGCCGCCGGCTCCACCTCCCCACCATGGACAAGCGCACCGGCCACCAGCTCGACGTCCGCACCCTCGTCCGATCCGCAGCCGCCAACGCCGGCGACACCATCAGCCGCGACCTGCGCTCCTGGTGGATCCGCGCCCGCACCGTCACCGGCTGGGACTCCCCTTCGTGGCGGCCGGACAACACGTGCCCGCTGTGCACGGTCAAGGGTGGCCTGCGGGTCCGCCTGGATGCGCAGACCGCGATGTGCGTCGAGTGCGGTGAAGGGTGGGACAGCGGGACGATCGGCCTGCTGGCGGACCACATCCGTGCCGAGAACTCGGACTGGGAGGACGGGGAGGCGCCATCCTCAGCAGTAGGATGAGGGCTAGAAGCGACCCCGGCGACGCGCCAACGTCCCGGGGTCTGGCCCACTCGGATGAGGAGTGAACATGACCGATGCTACGTGCGCCGTTGCCGACTGCGACAGGCCCGTCAGGGCACGGGGCTTCTGCCACGCCCACTACGCGCGGTTCCTGCGGACAGGCAAGGTTCCCGAGACCGCAATCCGCCGGTACGAGCACGCCGCTACCTGCGAACTAGACGACTGCGATCGACCACGCCACGGCCTAGGCTTCTGCCACCTGCACTACAAGCGCCAGGTTCAGTTCGGAGACGTGACGCGCGAGAAACAGATGCCCGCCGGCGAAGACCACTGGAACTGGTCGGGTGCCGCCATCACCTATCAAGGGCTCCACAAGCGCATCTATCGCGCGCATGGACCCGCGTCGAAGCAGGCGTGTGCCCACTGCCCTGGGCAGGCAGAACAGTGGGCGTACGACCAACAAGACCCCGACGAGCGCATCGAGGGAAAGCTTCGCTATTCGGTCGATCCTGCGCACTACATCCCCTTGTGCGTGCCGTGCCACGTTTCGTTCGACCGATCAAAAGCCGCTTAGTCCTTCTGAGTCATCTTCGGCGTGACGCATTGCGGGCCACATGATCTTTGTGGTCTACTAGCCCTGGTCCTTCAGTGACCCCAAAATCAGGAACCCCGCCGACTTCCAACCGGCGGGGTTTCGTCGTTCCCGAGGCAGGTGACCCGCATGTCGGTCACCCTCGACCCCTTCGAACTCGCAGCCCGCACCTTCGAAACCCCCACCCGCCGATGGACAACCCCCGGCGAACTCGCCCAAGCCATCGACCGCCGTACCATCCAAACCCCGGCACTCGACCTCATCGACCAAGCACTCGTCGACGTCCTCGACCAGCCCGACGGCCGCCTCATCATCAGCATGCCCCCACAAGAGGGCAAATCCACCCGAGCCAGCCAAATCTTCCCCATCTGGGCACTCACCCAAAACCCCAGCCTCCGCATCGTCACCGGCTCCTACGCCCAAGGACTCGCCAACCGCAACGGCCGCACCGTCCGCAACACCATCACCGCCCACCCCGAACTCGGACTCACCATCGCCACCGACAACGGCGCCGCATCCGAATGGGAAATCGCCGGACACGGCGGCGGGATGCTTTCCGTCGGCCGCGGCGCAGGCGTCACCGGCCGCGCAGCAGACGTCCTCATCATCGACGACCCCCTCAAGGACCGCGCCGAAGCCGACTCCCAGGTCATCCGAGACACCTGCTGGGACTGGTGGACCGATGCCCTGTCCGCCCGCCTCTCCCCCGGCGCGCCTGTCATCCTCATCCTCACGCGCTGGCACGAAGACGACCTCGCAGCCCGCCTCATCGAGCAGGACGCGCACGCCGGCTGGCGGGTCATCAACATCCCCGCGCAGGCCGACCACAACCCCGCCGAGGGCGAGACCGACCCGCTGGGCCGCGAGCCGGGCGAGTACATGGTCTCCGCGCGTGGACGCAGCTACTCGCAGTGGGAGTTGCGGCGCAAGACGGCCGGGTCGCGCACGTGGGCGTCGCTGTACCAGGGGCGTCCGTCGCCTGGCGAGGGCGACATCCTCAAGCGCGACTGGTGGCGCCGCTACGAGACCCCACAGCACCTGGTCCGCAACGACGGCTCCTGCATCGTCACCGACTACGACGACATGCTCCTCTCCTGGGACCTCACGTTCAAGGACACCAAGAGCAGCGACTACGTCGTCGGCCAGGTGTGGATGCGTCGCGACGCCGACGCCATCCTGCTCGATCAAGTCCGAGCCCGGATGGACTTCCCGACCACACTCGCAGCCGTCCGGGCGTTGGCCGCGAAGTGGCCGCAAGCCACTCTCAAGCTCATCGAGGACAAGGCCAACGGGCCCGCTGTGATCGCATCGCTGTCGCGGAGCGTCCCAGGGATCGTGCCCGAGGAGCCTCAAGGTTCGAAGGAAGCCAGAGCGTCCGCCGTCTCACCGCTGATCGAAGCCGGCAACGTCTGGATCCCCGCCTCGGAACTGGCGCCTTGGGTCGACGACCTCATCGAGGAAGCTGCATCGTTCCCCGCAGGCAAACACGACGACCAAGTCGACGCCCTCAGCCAAGGCCTCAACCGGATCCTGCTGCAGCCCCTCGTCGACGGGTCGCTCCTGCTCGAAGCGGACGACCTCGACGAAGAACTCGCCGACTACCGGCCCGTCCTCATCTGACCCGATTTCGGAGGTGAACGCATGACCGTCGCGCTCACCGAGGACCAGACCGGACTGACCCCCGACGAGGAACGACAGCTCGTCGAAGCGTTCGGTGCTCTCGCGCACGAGCTCGAGATCATGCAGGAGTCGTTCGCCGACCTCGAGCAGCTGCACGCCGAGGACCAGGGCTGGGCTCGCATGGGCTTCGCCGCGGACATGACGTTCACCCGTCAGGGACTGCGAGACGCCGCGAAGCGTGCACGGTTCATGCTCATCGCCAACCCGCTCCTCAAGCGTGGCGTCGCCCTGCGCACCGCCTACGTGTGGGCGCGTGGCGTGCAGATCCAGGCCCGAGCGACCGGCAGCAACACTGCCAACCCGCTTGAGCAGGACGTGAACACCGTCGTGCAGGCGTTCCTCGACAACCCGGACACCCGCAAGGTGCTCACCGGGGCCAGCGCGCGTGAACGCAACGACCGCACCCTCGCGACGGACGGCACCCTGCACGTCGCGCTCGTCACGAACCCCCTCACCGGCGACGTGCGACCCCGCATCGTCCCCAACGACGAGATCGACGACGTCATCACCTCGGGGCAGGACCGCATCGACCGCTGGTTCTACGTCCGCTCGTGGACCCAGGTCGTCACCGAACCGCTCTACGGCGGCGGATTCCGCAAGCGTTCCGAGGTCCGCAAGGTGCTCTACCCGGCACTGGACTACAAGCCAGCCACCCGCCCGGCAACCGTCGCCGGCATCCCAGTCGCCTGGGACTCTCCCGTCGCCGAGGTCAACGTCAACGACCTCGAAGGGTGGGACTTCGGCATCGGCGACCTTTACGCCTCGATCCCCTGGGCGAAGGCGTACAGCGAATTCCTCACCGACTGGGCCCGGCTCGTCAAGGCGCTGTCGCGGTTCGCGTTCCGAGCGACCTCCGACAAGACCGGCAAGGCACGCCAGGCGGCCGCATCGCAGCGCGCCGCCGATGCCCGCAGCGTCGTCGACGGAACCGGCATCCCCGGCCCCCGATCTTCAACAGCCGGCGGCACGGTGCACCTGGGCCCCGGACAGAACCTCGAGGCCATCCCCAAGACCGGCGCGACGATCGACAGCGAGTCCGGCAAGCCTCTGGCCGCGATGATCGCCTCCGGCCTCGAGGTGCCCGTCACGATGCTGCTGACCGACCCGGGCGTCTCCGGGGCACGCGCAACAGCAGAGACGCTCGACACGCCCACCGAGAACATGGCCAACCTGCGTCGCGAGGTCTGGGCCGAGTTCTACACCCGAATCCTGGGGCACGTCATCGACGCGTCCGCAAAGGCGCCGCAGGGCAGCCTGCGACGCAAGAGCCTGACCCGAGACAAGGTCACCGGGCGCGAGACCGTCACCTTGGCCGGCGACACCGACCGGACCATCGAGATCGTCTGGCCCGACCTCACCGAGACGTCCCTCAAGGATCTCGTCGACGCGATCGTGGCCGCCGACGACACCGGCAAGATGCCCGAGATCGAGACCATGAAGCTGCTACTGAACGCGTTCAACATCCGCGACATGGACGAGCTGATCGAGAAGGCCACCGACGCGGACGGCAACTGGATCGACCGAGCCGTGTCAGCCGGCCAGGCTGCGGCCAACGCGTTCCGCCGCGGCGAAGACCCCGCTTCCACGCTGGCCTGAGCGATGGCCTGGTCCTCGGAGTCCGATCAGATCCTGGCGCAGATGCGCGAGCAACTCGCCCGCATCACCGATGTCCACACCCGCGAGCAGACAGCCTTGTGGGTGCGGGCGTGGGACGACATCGCCCCCGAGTTGGAAGCGGCGCTCAACGAACTAGTGCTGCAAGCGACCGACGGGCGGCTGCGACGCAACGACCTGATCCGCTCCGCGCGGCTGCAGAACGCGCTTGAGGTCATCCAGGGCCGCCTCGCGTCGCTCGTCGACGGATCCTCGTCTGCGATCGTCGACGCTCTGGGTGACGTCATCGACTACGCCGGCGCCATGCAGGAACGTCTGATCGCGTCCCAACTGCCTCCCAGCGCGGCTAGCGAGATCACGGCCTGGTCGCGGGTGTCGCCCGCTGCGGTCGACACGATCGTCGCCCGGGCGTCGACGCAGATCACCAAGCTCTCCTACCCGCTCTCGGACGAGGCGACCGCTTCCATGCGGCGTCAGCTAGTTCGCGGCGTCGCCGTCGGCGAGAATCCCCGGGCGGTAGCCGCGCGGATGGTCAAGCAGACCGAGGGTCTGTTCAACGGCGGCCTTGGCCGTGCGCTGACGATCGCTCGTACCGAGATGCTCGACGCACACCGGGCAGCGGCCGCGCTCCAGGACCAAGCCAACGCCGACCTCCTCGCCGGATGGACGTGGATGGCGACCCTGTCGGCCCGCACCTGTCCCGCCTGCTGGAGCATGAACGGCCGCGAGTTCTCCCTGGACGAGCCAGGTCCGGAGGGGCACCAGAACTGCCGCTGCACGCGTGCACCTCGCACCAAGACGTGGCGCGAGCTCGGATTCGACCTCGACGAGCCAGCGTCCCTAGCACCCGACGCCGACAACGCCTTCCAGGCCCTGTCTCCCGTCGAGCAGCGCGAAGTGCTCGGCGGCCGCGGGTACGACGCCTGGCGTGCTGGCGACTTCCCCATGTCGCAGTGGGCCACCAAGCGTCGCACCGTCGGATGGCGCGACTCGTGGGTTCCTGCAGCGGCCCCCAGCCTGAACTAGCGGCCCTCGATCTGCGAAGGCTCGTAGGCCACTGCGGGACACCAACGGCAGCCGTACTCGATCCCCAGACCGGGAAACAGTCGTCCCGGCTCACTGACCGCGACTAGACGCTCAAGCGTGAACTCATGCCCCGGGCACTCGCCCGGGCCACCAACGTTCTCGTCGTCGACGCCCACCCGACCGAATCTACCTGCCGAAGGAGGCGTCCCGCTCATGTCCAAGACGATCCGCGAGACCGCCGCCCTGACCGCGTCCATCGCCAGCGACAGCAGCGATGGCCTCGACATCCAGATCATCACCCCCGGCTGGGGATCGTCCGGCTACTACGCCGAGAGCGTGCTCGAGGCCGCAGCCGAGGAGAAGGTGTTCCCGGCCGGCACGCACATGTACTTCGACCACCCCACCGCCACCGAGCGGCAGGAGCTGCCGGAACGGTCAACCCTGCGCCTGGGGGCGGTCCTCCGCGAGGACGCCACCTGGGACGGCACCCGTCTCGCCGCCAAGGCAGACCCGATCGCCCCGTACCGGGAGCTGCTCGAGGACACCGTGTTCCAGAAGGCAGTCGGAGTCTCGATCGTCGCGGCCGCCGAGGTGTCCGCCGGCGAGCAGGACGGTCGGACCGGGCCCATCATCGAACGCCTGGTCCCGTCCAACACGACCTCCGTCGACTTCGTCACCCACGCCGGCCGCGGCGGCGCGTTCGGGGCTGCGCTGGAGTCCGCTCAGCCGTCGATGGTGCTTGAGTCCGCAGTCCGCCGGGGCGTGTCCGAGGCGACAGTCAACGACCAGCGCGAAGCCCTGTCGAACCTGCTGCGCGACGCCTACAACGCTGACAACACGTGGGTGTGGCTGCGGGACTTCGACGACACCACCGCCTGGTTCGAGGTCGAGGACAACGACGGCGCCGCCGTCTGGCAGCAGACCTACACCAAGAGCGATGACGGCCTCGCCGACACCCTCACCGGAGACCGCACCGAAGTGCGCGTGTCCACCCAGTACGTCCCGGTCAGCCCGGCCGGGTCCACCACCCAGGAGTCCAAGGAGGACACCATGGCAACCACCCAGATCGAGGAGTCGGAGCTCTCCGGCCTCCGCGAGACGGCCGGCCGGGTGACGACGCTCGAGGCAGAGCGCGACACCGCGACCAAGACGGCCGAGGAGGCCGTGCGACGCGCGAACGTCGCCGAGGCACGCCTCGCTGCCGCGTCCGTCGCCCGCGCCCGCGTCATCGCCGAGAACGCCGACCTCGCATCCGCGACCGTCGACCGCGTCGTCGCCGAGGCGCTGCGGGAGGTCCCGCTCACCGAGAACGGCGAGCTGGACACCGACGCCCTCAACGAGCGCACCGACAAGGCACGCGAGGCCGAGGAGTCCTACCTCGCCAGCCTCGCCGCCAACGCCGGCGCTGGCATCCCCAGCGGGTTCGGCAAGAGCGGCAGCGGCGCCACCGTCACCGAGAGCGACATCGACAAGGCCATCGCCGCAGCGACCGGCCGCCAGATCAAGGAGGCGTGAGCCATGCGCAACGAGCGACTCAACGCAGGCGAGCGCATCAGCGCCGCCGTCGCGTCGGGCACCGAGTCCGGCAAGCCCGTCATCATCCTGGGTGACGTCCCCGGCGTCACCGCCACCAAGGAAGGCGAGGGCGGCAATATCGCTGGCCGCGCATCCGTGTGGACGGTCGGCGTGTTCACGCTGTCCACGACCGACGCCGTCAGCAGCGAGGGCACCAAGCTCTACCTGACGCCCGGCGGAGCCATCACCACGACGTCCAGCGGGAACACGCTGTTCGGTCGCACCGTCCACTCCGCCGAAGGCATCGGCGGAACCAAGTCGTCGGGAGCGGGCAGCGTGCACGTCCGCCTCGGGAAGGTCTGAGGAGGACCACCATGAAGACGCTCAACATCGCCGACGTCTCCGAGTCGTTCGGCCTCAACTCCGACGGCGTCCTGGCCGGCACCGGCGTCGCCGTCAACCGACAGCGAGCCGTGGCCAGCCGCGGCGCGAAGATCGTCGAGGCTGCCAAGCTCCTCGAGCAGGCATGGGGAGGCAACCGGATCGCCGGCGCCCTCGTCGAGGAGGCGCTGTCCACTTCGGACCTGTTCAAGTCCGCCACGGGCGACGTCCTCGACCGCGAGATGCTCGCGCAGTACGAGGCCATGCCGCCCCAGTGGAGCAAGTTCTCGTCCCGCACCTCGGTCCGCAACTTCAAGCCCAAGCAGCTGCGCGACCTGTCCGGCGCCCGCAACCGCCTCGAGCTCGTCCCGGAGCTGACCGAGTACCCCTCGGCCGACTACGCGATCAGCGAGCGGTCGATCGCGGTCAAGAAGTACGGTCGCCGATTCGGGTACTCGTTCGAGGCGAAGATCAACGACGAGCTCGACGAGCTCGCCCAGGTCCCCGGCGAGTTCGCGAACGCCGCCCGCCTGACCGAGGACTACCTGTCCCTGCAGCTGATGGTCAACCCGCTCACCGGGGCCCCCAACACGACGTTCTTCAACGTCGGCAACGGGAACCTCGGAACCGGGCTGCTCAACCAGGACAACCTGCAGGCAGCTGTCACCACGGTCTCCACCAAGCGCGACAGCGACGGGAACCTCCTGACGCCTGGGCCGCTGCAGCTCATCGTCGGTCCGGCGCTGTCGTTCATCGCGCAGCGTCTGATCAACCAGACCGAGGTGCGCGTCACGACGGGCGATACCACCACGGTCGAGCCGAACCCGCTGCGCGGCCGCGTCACGCGGACGGTGCTGGAGAACCTGCCCGGCACCGCCTGGTTCGTCCTGCCGCTTCCGACGGCTCCCCGGCCGGCGTTCTACACCGCGTTCCTGCGCGGCTGGGAGTCGCCCGACATCCGCTACAAGGCGGACCAGGGTGCGCGCGCTGGCGGCGGTCAGGTCGGCGTCGACGACGGCTCGTTCGACGTGGACGGCGTCTACTGGCGGGTGCGTCACATCGTGGGCGCTGCGCATGGCGACCCGAAGTTCACCTACGCCTCCGACGGCCTCGGCTGATCGGGAGAGGAGAGACCATGCCCGCATACACGGACAAGGATCTCGTCGACGTCGTCGACGAGAACGATCAGCCTCTCGGTTCGTTCCCCAAGGCGTGGGTCGGCACCGACCTGCTGCCGGCCGGGGCGAAGAAGGCTGGCAAGGCGAGCTCGTCCAGCGAGAAGGTTGAGATCCCGGAGGGTGACCCCACCGAGGACTGGACCAACGCGCAGCTCGACGCCTTCGCGAAGGCCGAGAACATCGACCTCGGTGGCGCGTCGAACACGGCCGACCGCCTCGCGGCCATCGACAAGAGCAAGTCCACCGGCACCAACGTGGTGACCGGCGACTGATCGTCTCGCTTCTGGGCCGCACCCACGCTGGACCGTGGGTGCGGCCTGGTGGTGACGCGATCACCGTCCGCTCCGTCGACCCCGGACAGGGTCGACGTCGACGGGGACTGAACCC